ATGGTGTAGGGCGGTCTTTTACAGCTCTGCGAGGAACTCTCACTATAAATACCGCACTAATCTGAAAGGAAGGTTAACATGCAAATTGTTGAAACTGTCCTTCAATTTGGGCCCTTAACTCGGCGCACCCGCACCGCGCGCATAGTTATTCATCACTCCGCTAGTGGAGATGTGCCGGTTGCAGAGATACATCGCTGGCATCGTAACCGAGGATGGCCAGGTGTCGGCTATCACTATATTATTCGCGCAAATGGTACAATTGAACGCGGTAGACCAGAAGCAATGCAAGGTACTCACGCACCAGCCGCTAATGCCGACGGAATTGCTATCTGCCTTACAGGGAATTTTGAAGTTGACCCGCCGACTCCGGCGCAGATGACATCACTTGTTTGGCTTATTGGGGATATTAAAAGGCGGATGGGTGACTTAAAAATTGAAGAGCATCGAGGCGTAGCTGTAACCGCTTGTCCAGGAAAGTTGTTTCCGTTTGCTGCTCTTTTAACTCAACTAGAGAATACAGGTCCTCGTTTACTTGTAAATGATAAGGCTACTTCCGCATCTGTGCGAATAGTGGCAGGTCGCACCCAAGTGCAATTAGATGGGCATTGGATAGGTGTGCGAACGCTGGCTGATGCGCTAGGAGCAACGATTGGTTGGGATGAAACAACAAAAACAGTAAGTTTAACACTTTAGAAAGTATGTCCTGTAATGACGACGCATGAATAATGCGTCGTTTCTTTACTTTTTTAAGCATATACTTGACACACAAATTTTTATGTAGTACAATGTATTTAGAAAGGAGGCCTAGGATGATTACAATTACTATTGCTTCGCCAGTGAAACTAAATCCTACCCCACTTTTTCCTATGTCCGCTTTTGTTGAATTTGAATATGATAGTCAATTAATTGACTATGTTAAGTCACTCGGAACTCGAGTTTATATTCCAGAAACTCGTCAATGGGAAGTTCCTATTACGTCTGCTGCTACAATATGCAATAAATTAACTGAGCATGCTATTGAAATTGTAGGTGCGGTACAATATTTGAAACAAATTGAAACTAAACTACCCAAAAATTTTACCTGGCACACCACTCCATACAGTCACCAGATAGCGGGGGTGCTGTATGGGTTAGAAAACTCTAATTTTTTACTAGGTGATGACCAAGGGCTAGGAAAAACAAAGTCTATAATTGACTTAGCTATTGCACGTAAATTGTCAGAGGGTATTAAACATTGTTTGATTATTTGCGGCGTAAATTCTACTAAATATAATTGGGAGCAGGAAATAGCGACACACAGTAATGAAAAAGCATGGGTACTTGGTACAAGATTTACAAAAAAACCTCCTATACGACAAGTGGAGGGTTCTACACAAGATAAATTAGACGACCTAAATAATCTGCCAGATGCCTTTTTTATCATTACGAACATTGAAACACTTAGGCAAATGTCACACAAACAGGGGAAGAAAACAGTTTACCCCCTTGCGGAAGCAATTCAAAAATTATGTAAACAAGGAAAAATTGGCATGATTGCGTTTGACGAGGCCCATAAAGCAAAAAATCCTGAATCACAGCAAGGTAAGGCATTACTAAGTATTGCTCTCACTAATATTCCAAAAATTCCAATGTCTGGAACTTTTATACTAAATAATCCGCTAGATTTATACTTGCCTCTAAAATGGGCAGGATTTGAACATCATAGTTTTTATCAGTACAAACAACATTATTGTGTCATGGGCGGTTATCAAAATAAAGAAATCGTCGGTTATAAAAATTTAGATGAGCTCCGCACGTTACTAGATAAAGTAATGTTACGTCGAACTAAAGAAGACGTTCTTGACCTTCCTCCTAAAGTTCATACTATTGAATACGTAGATATGACAAAAGAACAAGCTAAAATCTATGACGAAGTAAAAGATGTGGTCAAACTAAACATCGATAAAATCAAAACCCACAGTGACCCGCTGTCGCAAATGATTAGACTTCGACAAGCTACGGGTTACCCTGGAATTTTAAGTTCAACTATCACAGAATCGGCTAAAATAGACCGATTAGAAGAGCTGGTGGAAGAAATTGCGGTGGTGGGACAAAAAGCTATTATTTATAGTCAGTGGGAAACGATGACTGAAGTGATGCGAAAAAGGTTAAAAAATTATAACCCTGCGTATATCACAGGAAGTGTTAAATCAGAAGATAGAATGGAGGAGATTAAAAAATTTCAGGATAATCCAGACTGTAAAGTGATTATTGGAACTATTGGAGCTATGGGTACAGGGCTCACTTTAACTGCTGCTTCGAATGTTATCTTTCTAGACGAACCTTGGAATCGCGCATTAAAAGACCAAGCTGAGGACCGAGCGCATCGTATAGGAACTAAAGGAACCGTCAGAGTTATTACTCTTGTATGCAAAAACACCATAGACGAAAGAATTATGACGCTGGTTCAAAAGAAGGGGCATATGATGGATATGCTCATTGATGGAAAAGTTGACTCTCAAAAAATAAACCAACTTATAGACTATTTATTAAGTTAGGAGGATATTATGAAAACAAAACGAAGAATTTTTTTACAACTCAACACGAAAAGTGAAGTTTTAATTCAAATTCTTTGGCTACTTGCGTTAGTTAGTTTGTTACTGTCAATGAGTCGTCCACCACCGCATGCACCGCATACAATTAAAAAGGAAGATAAAACAATATGTGCGATAACTATCTCTGAACCACAATATTGTGAAGATGACTTGCTTGTATTAGCAATCATTATTTATCAAGAAGCTGGTGGGGATAATATTTCAGATAAAACTCGATTGATGGTGGGTAACGTATTCTTAAATCGAGTAGCGGACTCTAGATTTCCCAATACTTTTAGAGAAGTAGCCACTCAAAAAAGGCAGTATGGTACTTTGTGGCGAACGGGCGTTAAATGGCCAGCGAGAGCTTCAAAAGCGGTGGAACAAAACGCTGTTCATAGAGCATTTCAATTAGCTAGGTTGTTGCTTGACGGAAAAAGGGTTTTACCAGCAGACGTGATTTGGCAGGCGGAGTTCAAACAAGGAACTGAGATTTATGCACATAAAGACGGCATATATTTTTGTCGTTAAAAAGGAGGAAGTATATTGGCAACATTAAATGACGGATATGTGACTATTGGCAAAGCAGCGTTAATGCTCAACCTGTCACAGCAAACAATTAGTAGATGGTATAGATGGTGGCAGAATGATAATTTTGAGCACCCCAAAGATATGTTTCTTCCTGAATATTTCTATAAAGACCGAAGAAAAATTAGACATTTTAGAGTTGAGGACCTTCCCCTACTGCAAGTTTTTCACGAACAACTTAAAAGCACCCACTCAGGTGTTATGGCTGAATTTAATGCTGCGTATCAGTGGGGGAAGAAAGGTGAGATATTTTTACGGAAACGTAACTCATCTGTTAAACAAGTTAAAGCAAAATTTAATTAGGGGGAGATAAAATGACAAGAAGCGGAATCGCGAAACCTGTTCGAGAATTTGACCTCTACGGTGCAATTCTAAAATATGCAACTACTAAAGAGGAAGTCGACTCACTTAAAAAAGTAGTAGACCAATACAACACAGACATCAAACAAGAATTTAAGAATAGAAATATCACTGAATACATCGCTAACAATATCAAAGCGACAGTTTCGTATACTCCGAAAGAGGATTTTAATGAACTCCAAGCTATAACTATTTTGAAAAAAGAACTAGCGAAAAAACCTGACCTCCTCTCATCTATAGTTAAAACACGTGAATTTATTGACCAGGACGCATTTGAAAAAGCGGTATACAACAAGCAAGTTAATGCGGAGATTTTAGCGCCTGCTATAACACCAAAAGAACCTGTTGCTACACTTAGGTTAGGGAAAGTAAAAAATTGAGGGGGATAGATTGTGGCTAGACATTTAACGCCTATTAGAGCTATTCGAGTCAAGTGTTTAAGCTGCTCCGGTGACTCTTATAAAGAAGTCAACGAATGCCCAATTAAACATTGCGCGTTGTGGCCATATCGTTTGGGTAAAAGACCCACATTGTCAAAAGAAGTGGAGCTACCTAAGGACAAACCACTCGCTAAGTCCTAATTAGGGTAAAACTATGGATAGTATAGTTACAAGTCAAAAATACCACTTATACTAAAATATTAAAGGGGAGAATAATAATGTCACCTAAACCTAAAAAAGAAGAATTTCCTAATATTCCACCATGTAAATTTGCACACGACCCTGATGACGAAATTTGTTCCGAGTGCAACGGAGTGGTGATGGAGATTGACGGTGTAAAATATTCATGTAGAGAATGCCAGGCGTACTCTGAACCCGACCCAGAACCCGCAGTAGTTGCACCTGAAATAGTCCAAGAAGAAAAAGAAATTCTTCCAGCACCTGAAGAATTTCAGATTCAAGCAACTACCACATTAATTAAAGCTGAATCGGGACTATCTGTTGAGCTAAAAGACAAGAAGGGGTTCACAAAGTGGTATAAATTTGCATATTCAGAAGAAAGAATAGTTCCAGCTAATTGTGATTTAGAAAAAGAAAAACAAGCTCTTTGGAATGATGTTCATCGTACTGTCGACCAGCAACTTGAAGATACACTAGCTTACTTGGAAACTAAATAAAGTCATCAAATCCTGTTGACTTTGTTACAAAATTGCACTAAACTAAATATTGCCACGTACCACCTAAAATGCAATATCGTATAGTTGAATACTCTCTTAACGACGCATTTGTCAAAATGCGTGAATGAGCGACAACTGCGAGTGGGCTGGTATGTGGCAATATTAGTCTCTCAGTGTTTGCAAATGCGTCGTTAAGAGGGTATTCTTTTTTATTTTAATTTTAAGGAGGAGAAAAAATGCAAAGCACAGATTTCATCACTGTTCCAGGTTGGGCAATAACAGAGCTAAAACTATCAGGAAACGAGCTACTGCTGTACAGTCTAATTCATGGGTACACTAAGACCTCCGATACTTTAGATGAAGAGGGAAATCAAATTCAAGTCACATTTTGGTTTGCTCGTTCGTTGGACTACGTATCCGAGATACTAAATATTAGCAAAAATACAGCATGCTCGATTATGAACACCCTTCATGAAAAAGGTCTAATTGAGAAGGACACTATTAAAAAGGGTGTTATAACTCTATGTCGATATCGCACTAAACCACTCTCTCTCACAGTGTCAAACCCAGCGCACCATACAAAAAATTTGGATGGTACCATACAAGAAACTTGTACGGCGCGCCATACAAAAAATTTGTATCATATAAGTAATAACACTATTAGTAATACTACTAATAGTGTTATCAGTAATGTTACTAAAAGTAACATTACTACAACGGCGGCTACGCCGCGTTCGAGTCTTCTAAAAAGCACTCCTGTTTTAGAGAAGAAGAAAAATAACAAAGTCAAATTCTGGACTAACTCAAAAATCAAGTTACTTCAGAGATATAATTTTTCTCCAAAAGTTTATAGTGAACTTTTGAAATTTTTACAAATGCTCGTGGAATTAGGAACTTTAGTACCTGATATAAGTATTCAGACTCAATTAGATGAGCTAATAAAATTATCAGAAGAACAACAATACGAAGTCATTCACTCTACTATAGGTCGAGGATGGAAATCTTTAATTTACGTAATCAAAGATTTAACAACTATAAAAAGACCTGCTTTCGACACAGCTACTAAAAGTGTTCCTGAATTAAAGGACCCAAATAACGATAGACGACATGAGCTGTATGAGGGGCAGGAGATTTTTTAATGCACCACAAAAACTGCTGGTATCGTAGTGTATGTTCTCAAGCTCCTCAAGAATGTAGTCCTACTTGTATTAGATATGCGGAGATGCTTAATCTTCTTCAGTTATCCAATTTACCTGAGAAAAGATGGTGTCCTGTAGGTTTAGTACCTGGAAAAGACCGAAAAGCCTTTCTTCGTCTGGCTGAGATAAAATTAAATATTCAGGAGCATATCGCGAACGGCAGTAATTTGTATCTTTACTCCCAATCTTTTGGAAATGGTAAAACAAGTTGGGCAATCAAACTGATGCTCTCGTATTTTGATAAGATATGGGCAGGAAATTGTTTTAGGCGCCGCGGTGTGTTTGTTGCGGTGCCCGAGTTTCTTGACCGCAATCGACAGGAAATAAGCAGACCTGATAATTTTTATGTGCAGCTTAGAGAAGATATGCTAACTTGTGATTTAGTTATTTGGGATGATGTGTCTTCAATCAAACTCACAGATTATGGTCATTCAATGTTCTTGAATTATTTAGATGCGCGAGTGTTAAATGAGAAAGCAAACATATTCACAGGTAACGTAGACCAGCAGCAGATGTATGGTTTGCTTGGCGGGCGGCTTACTAGTAGAATATGGAACACTAGCGAAGTTATTCAGTTTGTAGACCAGGATAAGAGAGGGATAGAATATGAGAAGAATCAAGACAAAAGAAAAGAGTTGATATAAATGGTGGAGCTTCAGGTTCTCTCTAAGATTCTAAAAGACAGAAATATGTCGTTATTGACGTCACACGGAATAACTGACGACTATTTTGTTACATACCAAGAAGAATATTCGTTTATTAAAGGTCATTATTTGAGATATCGGAATGTACCTGATAGAGAAACCTTCGCTGCTAAGTTTCCTAACTTTGTGTTTATAGACGTCAAAGAGTCTGACCAATACTTGATTGACACATTTAATGAGGAACATCTATACGCGCTTACTGTTCCTATTGTTTCAAAAATTGCAGAGTTGCTTCAGACAGATAGTCGAGCGGCTGTCGAATATTTACAGTCGCAGTTATCAAACCTCACCGGGTCCAATTCTACTGTAGGTGTCAATATTATCGCTCATGCACGTGAGCGGTTGAGTATGTGGGAACAGCGAAAAACTAACAAAGAGAAATTTTGTATTCCAACAGGTTTCAAAGAATTAGACGATGTGACAGGGGGGTGGCAACGAGGAGAAGAGTTTGCTGTAATTTTTGCTCGTACGGGTCAAGGTAAATCGTGGTTGTTAATAAAAACTTTGGAACATGCGTGGTCAATGGGGAAACGAGTAGGGCTTGTTACTCCTGAAATGGGTGTTATAAAAGCAGGGTATCGATTTGACACCCTTTTGGGAAATGTTTCAAATTTAGCATTACTTAGGGGGCAGGAAATTTCTGATTATACAGAGTATATAAAGAACCTTGAAAAACGAGAAACTCCATTTTTTGTGACAGGGCTTAAAGATTTTCGTCGACAAATCACTGTTTCTAAGCTCCGTTCATTTGTTGAGGCTAACAATCTAGACATTTTGGGTATAGATGGAATTAGTTATCTTACAGATGAGAGGAAACAAAAGGGAGATAATCGGACTACGTCATTAACAAACATCTCAGAGGATTTAATGGACCTGAGTATTGACTTGAAGATACCCATAATTGTTGTTTGTCAATCAAATAGAGAGGGTGCGAAAGAAGATGACGCACCTGACTTAGAGAATATTCGAGATTCAGACGGCATTGCTTACAACGCATCTGTAATTATCGCTGCAAAACAGCGAGGTCCGGGAATTGAACTTGCTCTTAGAAAAAATAGGAATGGACAGAGCGGTGATAAGTTAACATATATGTGGGATATCGACAAGGGTATTTTCAAATATGTTCCAAATTCTGAGCGAACAGGAGAACAGTCTGAACACGTAGCAAAGGTCGCTAGTGAATTTAACGATGGTACTGAGGTTTTTTAATTTTTATGTTACTTTTTTCAGTCACTACTTACGCTCCCTATAGTTTTACCCCACTTGAAGTTTAGAAACCAATTTCTCCCCAGGTAGCTCCACTTCTTTTAACAACAAAACGATTTTATTAAAATGATGACGTTGTATTGAAGAATTTTGTATGGGTAGGGGGTACACTGATGCTCGAAGTGAATGGAAACCCTATTTTAGCAGACGAAACTGACGTAATTGAGAAGTTACGTGATTATTGTTCGCAAAATGGAGTTAACTTGTTTCGAGTTATTAAACCTACAGGTCGAAATAACATAATGGTTAACTGCCCTTTTCACAAAGATGGACAAGAGCGTCGACCCTCTTTTGGGATAAGTCGAGTAGACGGAATGTGTCATTGTTTTACTTGCGGTTGGGCAGGACCTTTTGACGAAATGGTGTCGAATATTCTAGGGTATGATGACGCCGGCGCATACGGGAGAAAATGGTTGGCGCGAAATTTTCTCACTCTGTCACTAGAAACACGCGAGCCTCTAAATTTACCTTTGTCACGTAACGTCGTGGCGGAGGCAAAACCTACGTTTGGGTTTACAGAAAAGGAGTTACAAAAATATCGGTATTATCACCCATATATGTATCAACGTGGGTTGACAGACGAAATAATCAATATGTTTGACGTTGGCTACGACCCTGAGTTTAAGTTAAAAGATGGGCAAGGTATTGTGTCTGTGTTACCCTGTATAACATTTCCTGTTTATAACTTGAATGGAAGTCCGGCGTTTATTGCTCGTCGAGCTATAAAAACTAAATTTTTTCATTACCCTTCAGGTTCTGAAAAACCACTGTACGCAGCAGAGCGGTTAATTAGTGGTAATTACTCAGAAGTGATAATTGCGGAGTCTATATTAAACGCTTTGTCGTGTTGGAAGGTGGGTCGTCCGGCGGTGGCGATGTTAGGAACGGGGACAGAATATCAATATCAAGTTTTGCGTTCGCTACCTGTACGTAAGTATATTATAGGAACGGACTCAGACCAAGCTGGGCGCAGAGCTGCTAATACTCTTCATCAACAACTTAAATTGTCTAAAATTATTACATTTTTTACATTGCCGCCAGGAAAGGATTTAAATGATTTAGGAGATAAAATTTTAAACTTACCCGAGCACTTTTAGTTATTTCTTAAGAAACTACTTTACAACACTAAAATTGTGTTATACAATACTATTGCCATACTAATTATGAAAGGAGAGTTACACGTGTGCTAAAAGCAAGTTTAGCAGGGCGAACTGTATACAATAAGCGAACAGGGCTTATGGGTGTTGTTATCGGAGAAGATGGACTCACTACGACAATAAATACACAAGGCGATGTTAAAACAGTTTCGCATAGGGTGTTTACTCGGTGGTATACTGTTGTTGAAGAAGAAAAATCCAACGTATTGACTGAAAAGAAAAAAAAACCAGTTAAAGGGACTAGGTTTAACCCCTCAGGTACAAAAAATATAGGAGTGCAGATAGCTGACCACTTTTTTTACCTTGTTAAAGACATGGCTAACCAGGACCTTGACATCACAGTTGATAACATAAAGAAAAAAGTTATTATTAAGTACAACAACAAAAATATATTTGAATGCACTACTACGAAGTATCGGTTTAGTGTTCTTTGCCATCCCGCATCCCTAACAGCTCATAATACAAGAGCTGCATTTAAAATCTTTCCTAAAGAATGGGGGTGGGCGTTGCGAGCTAAGTTTGTGTTCACTACTCTTGATGAGTATCCGCTTATGAAGTCTATTATCACCGATGCTTTATTTTATCGCCAAATTAAAGTAGAAATTAGGGAGGAAATGTAAATGGCTATTATCAGTCACAAAGAGGCAGAGCGTTACACATCAGGTTCAGGTGGTGAGTGGTTTCAGTTAAAAAACGACGGGGACGTAGCGCGAGTGCAGTTTATGTACGATAATTATGACGAAATTCAAACCATTGTTGCTCACCGTGTAAAAGTGGGTGAAAAGGAAAGGTATGTTGATTGTTTACGCCCTCATTATGATTCTCCTATTGATGAGTGCCCACTTTGCCTTGTAGGTATTGAAGCTAAACCTGTTCGTTTTATTGCCATGTATCAACATGATGACCAGAAGGTTAAAATTTGGGAGCGGGGAAAACAGTTTCTGACAAAATTACAAGGACTATTTAATCGTTACCGCCCCCTTTCACAATATGTTTTTGAAATTGAGCGTCACGGTAAACCCGGCGACCAAAAAACTACTTATGACATTTACCCGATGGACAAGGTCGAACCATTTGACCTCTCTGAAGTTGATACTCCGGAACTCATAGGGGGCTTGGTTTTGCAGAAAGATGCTTATGAAATGGAAGTTTATTTAGATACAGGTAGTTTCCCTGAAGTAGAGAGTCGACACTCTTCTAATTCGCGCAATGAGAACAAAGCTGCACCTCGTCGAGCACCTGTTTCTTCAGCCCCCCAACCTGCTTCGCGTCCCCCTGTAAAAGCTG